AAGTATTCCTACATGCCAAGCTCCAAAATATTCAGGGTTGTCAAAACTTTGTGACCATACGTCTCTAAGAAACTCATAAAAACTACCTACATGATATTTCTTTTGTTGTATGAGTCCAGACGCAAGTCTTTGTATTGCATCTCCATATGTTGTTATTTCATTTGATTTATTGCTTGTCATTAGATGTACTATCACTTACTAACGTTTGTAGTCTAAGAGCTATCTTATTTATTGTTTCTTGTTCCGATATCTCTTCAACTAAAATATTTAAAACTTCTTGTACAAAAGATAAATTAATCATCCCCTGCATAACTCTGCGTTCTCCCTCGATACCTGTTTCGAGAGCCTTAGCTGCTTCACCTGCTCTTACAAATTCTAAACCTTTTAGTTCGTTGACTGCCTTCCTACGAAGTACGTTATAGTCATCTAGATGTTCTACTTGCATTCTCCGAAGCTTTTGAGCTTCGCTTTCTATTATCTCTTCTTTTGCTTTTGTTTCTGCTTCCACCACCATGTCCTTCCACTTAAATCTTTTAGCCCACTCATAGACAGCAGGCGTAGATATTTTCATATCATAAGCTTTAGATAATCTTTCAGAAATTTCTCTTCCAGATTTACCTTCTAAATATAATTCACGAGCATGATTCTTAACATCATTAGGTATTTGTTTAGGCATATTTTATCTTCCTATATCAAACGCTACATTAGTAAATCCTTGGTCAGCACTTTGGGATTCAATGCTACCACCATGTGGGGTTCCGTTACCCTGTAAGAATCTACTCATATCTACTCTTCCTGTTTGATTACTTGTACCATTAAAACATTGTGGTACTTTTTGTTTAACACCCCCTGGAGAAGTTACCTCTTTAAATCTAATTGCAATTTCAGGTTTCCTTGTTCCACATATACCAATCCAACCCTCATCTTTAGGACCTAGTGGTTCATAGTGTGGATTTTCAAGTACTGTACCAAGTTTCCTGCTAGCTCCTTTTGGTGTTTCGTTATAAATACATTTGTAAAAATCGCACCATACGACTTTACCGTATTTCTGTTTAAACTCTTCAACAGTCATTTTTTTCTTTTTACCCGGTTCTTTAGGTAGACTGTCTTCAGTTCCTCTAGCCTTTCGTTTTGCCTTTTGGTTATAGTAAAATGTTGGCTTATCATTAGCCTTTCTATAATTACTAGGTGCTGCCATTGTCTTGACTCTCCTTTTCAGCAAATAACGCAATACATGCGGCATCTGCATAATCTTGTTCGGTAAAAATATCTCCCCATCTTGTAACAGCATATTGCATAATATCCTGCTTCGAGGAGTTCCCATTACCTATTATATCTTTTTTCCAAGTCTTGTTATCGACTATCCCACAAGGGATGCCCTGTATGTGGCAAGCTAACTGAATTGCAGTGACCACAGAAGCAATTTGAATTGTTGCTTTTGCATTTTGGATGTATATTGCCTTTTCAACAGATGCTTCCCCTATATTTATTTTACTTATTTCTATTTGAAATTTATCAAAAATTTGGGTCAATCTTTCAGAAAAATCAGGATTTTTTTCTTGAACTTTAAATTGATGAACTAGTTGAGTATCTTTGTCTAGAATTACTGCGTGAGCCCCTTTAGATGAACAATCTACCCCCATTAGCATTATTTCGTCATCCTCAAAGATATAATTCTGCTAATCGTATTGAATGCTGTTGTGTAAGAAGCTAATAAACCTTCTAGTCTTAGAACCTCTGCTTGAGCTTCCCTTAGTTTATGTGCGTGGTCTTTAAGACTTGGGTTTCCATCTATGACTGCACCCTTGACTTGTTCTTTCACCATTCGTTTTGCATCAGTATTTTGCTTTACAAATTTATACATAGTTACTGACATGGCTTCATCAAATTGGTCTGCTAATAATTTTGCTTGAGCTTGCACATCTGATAGAGCATATTCTAAATATGACTTGTAATTACCATACATGGTTAAATATTCTTGTAAACCTTCATTAGTTTGTCGCCATGCATGAGCAAATTCTAAGTGTGGTTTTTCTTCTAAATCCCATTTTAATGAAGGGACATTTAGTTTCTTTTCTATTTTTGGATTTTTTGGTTCATCCTCTAACCAGCTCTGTTGTGTCATATTGGATGTCTCCCCCATACAGTTTTTGCAACTATCTCTGCACATTGTGCAACTTTATTTAAATCAAACTTACCCTTTGTTCTAACTCTTGTTTCCATGTCAATCCAAAATGATTTGGTTGGGTTAAGTGTTTCTTTAAAAGTGGTTACAACATCTTTAAGATTGTCAGGACCTAAGCCACCTGCAAAGCCACAGGTTACCCCTGAGTAAGGCATTGGAAAAGTGTTTGGTAAAATGCCTGCACCTGATGAGGTGTCAAACAGATACTGAATGTTTGGATATTTGTTGATGTCCAGATATTCTAAAATCCATTTGTCATTCACCCCATCAAATTGAAAAATAATTTTACGGTTAGCATTGGTCTCTATAAATTTAAATAGTGGCTCTAACTCATCTTTTAGCCAGAAGTGGTCTATCCCATGGAAATTAAGTTGTACTCTGTTAAAACCTTTTAAATAGTCTTCGGCTAATTTATTAGCGAGAGCACTATCTAACATATCAAAACATAAATGGGCTGATAAATTTAGCTTTACATCTTTTTGTTTTACTTCTTCTCTTAACTGTTTAAACCATTCAAGAGATGGAAAACGTGGATGTCCTAATAATGGAAATAATAGTCCCCATTCTAAAAAATTATACTCTTTTGATAACTCAATCATCCCACGGATATTAGTGTCATCATCTGCTCCTGTTACTGTCATATATTTAAATGTCATCTTACCTTCCTACAATCACAATAGAACTCCCCACCACATTCTGTGGGAGCACTAGTAAGACTCATTATAGCATAACACCTCTCTAAAATCGAATTGAGCTTTTCATCATCCTTCTCAACCTTAAAACATTTTAACTCTTGATTATCTTTGTTTTCATACAATACATAACCTGTATCTATTCCTAAGTTATTTAAATGTAGATAAACCTGTGCTTGAGTTGCGTGTGTTTCTTGAGGACCATCTAACTCATCAAACAAAGAACCTTTTATAGATTTTAATTCTAACAACACAGTATTGAGTTTTGGGTGTCTTAAGATGAAATCAATTCTACCTGATATAACAGGGTTTTCTAATCTACAAGGTAATTCTTTTTTTATTAAAATACCTAGTCGTTCAAAATATTTTCCCATTCTGTATTCTAAATAATTACCATTATCGAATATTCTTTGAACTCTAGCACTTAAGGGCAGCTCAGGAAGTAATCCATTATAAGCTAAATATAAATATCTATCACAAGGGTTTCCAATAACAGATGCATGAAACTTACCCTTCATACCATTTCGTTTTTTAGATGAAAGCATGGCATCCATTTGATTAATTAACCATTTATCTTGACGATGTTTTTTTCGAGCTACGCCTCGTCTTTTTCCAATTGCTCCAATTTGTCTAATGCCTGCCATATTTCGTTATACACTCCTTTGTGAGTCTTAGATTTTATGTGGACTACATGTTCTATACCCAAGCTATATAGCTTTTCGTCTCGTAGTCTGTCACGTTTTTGTAAGTGTCCGTATACCCCATCAGCCTCAACAACCATTTTTAATTCATCAATATAGAAATCTACAGTATACTTATCAAACTCTACTTGATTGTCGTATCTTAAACCTGTTTCATCTAGACACTTCTGAACTATTTTTTCTTGTTCAGTATAATCTCTAGGTAACGTCATTTTTCAATTTCTTTAATAATTCAGGTTTTGCTACTATTAGTTCTTTCAAACCATTCATTCCTTGAGCTTTATCTTCGCCAAAGGTATACCAAGTACCTGCTTTTGTAATCACTCCTTGTGTAATACCATCACGCATATAACTTTCTATTATATCTATACCACCATCAACTCTGAATGGAACGATTGCAGAAGACCAATTACTTCCACCAACTTTAGTTTTCCTAAGTCTAACTTCCATATCGAAGCCAACTTTTTGAGTCTTATCTTCGGGAGAGTTCAACCAACCACTTCTTTTTACTTCTAATAAAAAGTGTGAAAAGAATCCTTGAGCAAGACCTCCAGGCATATTTGCTAATGCCACAGGACCGATACTTGACCTAACTTGATTAATAGCAATAAAAGCACTACCTTGTCTTAAGGAGTTCATTACTTTAGGTAAAGATGAATTAACAAATCTTGCCTGCCACGCCATAGGATTAAAACTAAAATCTTCATCAAGGTTTTGTGCAGGCACTAACCCTGCGATACTATCAAGTACTATAACATCAACGCCTGCGTTCATCATTTCTACGATAGTTTCAAATGCTTGTTCACCACTTTCGGGTTGAGACAATAACATTTCACCGACATCTAAACCACACTTACTCATCCAATTAGCATCCCAAGATAGTTCTGTATCTACCCAAGCAGCTAAACCACCTTCACGTTGTACGTTAGCACATATCTGTGATGCAAGGTAAGACTTACCAACGTTAGTGGGACCATAGATTAAAGTCATTCTTTTCTTTGGTATACCCCCACCTGTTAACTTATCTAAGTTAGGAATACCAAACTCTATTCTATTGTATTCAAAACTTTCATCATTACCTTTGACGATGTTTAATTTTTTATTGCCTAATAATTGGTCAATAACTTTTTTTCTATTGCTTTCCATTATTTTTCCTTTTCTGCATTGCTTCTGCCCAAGCCATACAAACTGCCGCACATTGTATTATTTCTTCGTATGTGTGTCCCTCATCATCATCGTACATTGCTCTTGCAACTTCACCTACTTCTTCTATTAATATAACCAACCATCTTTCATTAGCGTGTCCTGATTGGTCTCCCCACAACTCATCTTGTCTGAGTCTTTCAAACAATACATCTTCGAGTACATTTGCTCTATCTAGTTCTTGTAAAAAATCTTGTGTAACTATTTCAGCCGCATTTTGTCCACGCCATTTTTTATCATCATCCATTGTTTGGGGCTTCCTTTGATTCGGACATGATGTCCTCAATTTCAGAATCTACTTTAGTAAGTAATGTTTTATAAACTTTATCTATTGCAAGACCTGCATCTTTTAATTGGTCATCAATAGAAAGTTCAGTATCTATATCATGTACTTCCATATCCATTCGACCATATTGATTTGTATCTAAGGCTCCTACTCTAAAAGTAAAACCTATCTTAACGCCTATTTTTGCCACGAGTGACTCCTTTTCGCTTATCTTTTAATTCTTTTAAATGACATGGGTAACATACTTTTGTTCTTTGCCCTTCAAATTTTTTCTTATTTAATTTTCGTAAACATGAAGGACAGGTTGTCCAATTACGTCTTGCCACGTTCTTCCTCTTCCTTTTCTTCTTTCTCTATTAACATTTCAATATACTTTTTTGCTTTGTATAAATCCTGTAAACCGTTTTCTTTATATCTCCACCTACTTATATATTTTACCACATTTCCTTCTGCGAATCCCATATCATTATCATGAATGTAATCAAAAGGTTCTATGTCTAAATGATAATGAACAGGGTCTATAGCATTGGGGGTTTCCCTTTTCCTATTGTATGCTTCTCTAAAGCTATATTCTTTAGGTTTTTGTTTCATGTGTAATCTCCTACATGGTATCTAATACATTCTTTTGGTACATCTTTTATGGGGATAGCATATCCCTTAGATTGATATAAATTATCTGTACCTAATATCTTTTCATTATACCTGTCTTTATTTTCTAGAAACCATTTTTGAATTGCCCCTGTGTTTAATACGAACAATTGTCCCATCTCAATAAAATAATAAAATATAAAGTCAGCCTCAGTTTTTAAAAAACAACCAAGTGTATTCTTTGATACATTACTAACAGTCTCAAAAAAGAAGTTACCTGTTCTATATGTGTCTGTTTTGACTTCAACAGTTTTTTCTTCATCATTTGGTTCTATTGTCCAAAGCAAATCTATATCTTTAATCTGATATTTCCTATCATCCTGTACATCCCAAACACCTGTTGTACTATTTAAAGTATACAACCATTCTATTATATGTAATACGCCACGTTCCCCCAGCTTTTTCTGGTCCTTCCAGCTGTGATTTAATGTTACCATTCTACCCAACCCTTATCTTCTAAATCTTTTTCTTCTGTTATAGGTTTTATTCTATTATGAAGAAGATTAATCTCTGCTGAAGCTAAAGCCTCTTCTACAGATTCTTGTTTTGTTGTTATTAAACTACTTGCATCTACTTTAGTTGCCCAAGAAGGGGAGCATACTTCCATATCTACATCTAGTGGTATACCCAAACTATTAAT